AACTAAAGCCCAGATGAAAGCTTTTGAAAAGCTTGATGAAACAGCGCAAAAGCACGTAAAAGACTCCTTAGTTCGAAATGTATTGGTTACAGCATGGGATGAGAAAGACGATGAACTTGCAGCATTAGTTAAGTCTAAAGTCAAATCAGCCCTTGATGAAGGCAAAGCACTTTGAAAGACGTAGAGAAATACGAGCAAAGATTACGTCAGAGAGTCGGAGAAGCTGAATATGAACGTCATAAAGAGCTTGTCCGTCTTCTGGCGCGCAATCTTGCTCTTGAAGATATTTTGTGGGCGGAAGTTCTTGTATCTATTCGGGATGTTGACGCTCGAACAGAGCTCTTGCGCCAAAGAAATGCAATCGTTAAGGACATACATACAGAATTCAGAGCGTTGAATATCCAAGTTCCTACCGTAGCAGAGAAAAATAGCGAAGATTTCGCTTCAATGATGATGGAGTTAGTAGATGACGATGACAGTGAAGAACGAGTCAAAGACCCTAAAAGCCGCAATGACGGGGAAAGGGGCTTATGATTCAAGACAATTAGAGAATATATTCGAAAAGTGTAGACAAGATGAAAAGAAAATGCTTGCTCTTGTCAAAGGTTTCTGTAAATCTTATCTTTTAGATAATAAACAAAGACCTCTAATGTTACGCCCTCTTCAATTAGATATTATTGTTAAATCTTTAATCCATCGACCTGATGGAGAGCAACGTAAAGTAGCTATATTAGCTCCACGAGGAAGTGGAAAATCATTCGCCCTCTCAGTAGCAGTAGTTATTTATATGTTCTTTAATCGTTTTCGAGATTTAATATTTGTATTGGCTCCTTCAGAGGACCAAGCAGCGTTAATTTTTAATTATGTATATAGGCATTTTGCTGATAGTAATATGTTGAATAGTTTAGTTGAAAATTATAGATTCCATAATAAACCTAGCATTACAATGAAAGGTGGTACAATAATGAGACGTGCCCCTTTAGCCCCAAGTAATCAAGGACAAGCTATACGTGGACAACATCCAACATTCTGTATAGTTGACGAATCTCCATTAATCGACGATAAACTCTTTATTGACAATGTGGAACCAGCTATTGTTTCTAATAAAGCTCCTTTTATCAATTTAGGAACGCCCAAGTCTAAGGACAATCATATGTGGCGTTATTTATATGATGAGGCTTATGGTGAAACATTTACTAGATTACATTACACATGGAGGGATGCAGTGAAAGCAGGGGATGCTTACGAAGCCCCCTACACTGAAACTCAAATGTTAGATAAGATGACAGAGTGGGGAGAGGATTCAGTTTATTGGAGAACTGAGTATGAATGTGAGTTTGTAGAGAGTGTATCGAATATATTTAATCCAAAGAAAATAAAGGCGTGCTATGATGGACATGACATTACTCATCCCGAAAACTTGGAGTCGTTTCGAAAAGGTGACTTACCTATCACTGTTGGTGTTGACATTGGGAAGTCAGTTAATTCTACTGTTATCTCTGGTTGGCAGTTGGAGCAGGGAGAAGAAGCTAATCATGCAAGGCTTATCTACATTGAAGAAATTAATCCTAGAACAGGTGGACACGATATTCCATATCAACGTCAGCGTATCATGGACGTTGCCGTTGGGTTGGGTGCTGATAGGGTTATTATTGACGCTACCGGTATTGGGGGTGCTATTGAACAAGATTTACGGGTGGCGTGTATAAATGCTTCTATACATTTTATACCGTTCGTTTTTACTGGTGGTCCAAAAGGTAGTAAGACTCAAGCTTATCGCGACTATCAGTCGTATATTCAACAAAGAAGAGTAAAGATTCCTAATCCTGAACTCTTAACAGGGTATGCAGCTAAATGTGTTAACAAATGGGTAAGAGAACATATCGAATTACAATATGTCATGGATGCAGCTAATAAGACAGAAAGAATAGCAGCACCTGATGGAAAACATGATGATTACTGTGATAGTAGTGTAATAGCATTACATGCTACACTTACAATGCTTCCAGCATCTGCTGGTGGTTCATTTGGAGGAGGTAATGTGTCTCAGAATAGAAGCTCAGGAAGACACATGTCAAATCGTAGCGCAGCACCCTTTGCACGTGTTAAACGAAGAAATATGCGGCTAAATAAACCAAAATTGGGTAATATATGACAAAAGCTTTATATACTATATTGGGGTTAATATTAAATAGCCATGTCGTTGATAGATAATATTAGGCGACGTTTTGCAACCGTAGGAAGCAATCCGCCGTTTAAAAAGGATGACCCACGTAGTTTTGGTGCGGGTATTATTAAACGCATAAAATTACAAAAACAGGGCGGCTTTCAAATTAAGGATTACGAATCCCATATAGGTAACAATAGAACTTATATGAACGTATATCTGTCTGACCCAATAGTCAGAACAATGATTGACCTTCCATGTTTCTACGCTGTTAAAGATAGTTTTGACATTGTAACTGAACATGACGATTTAAGACAAGAAATTGAAGAAATGTTCAGAGATATAAATGTAGAGCAGACTCTATATGCGTGGGTAAGAAATGCACGTATTTTTGGAACAGGTTATTTAGAATGGACAGGAGATAACCTAGTAGTTCGTTCGTCACAGAACATGTATGTACAACGAGACGAACACGGACAAATAATGTACTATTACCAAGATACAGGCGCTGACAAAGAAAATGTTAGATTTGAAGCCGATGAGATAATAGAACTTAAGAATAATGAATTTGATGACTATGCTTATGGATTAAGCGATATTCATCCTATTCTCTATTTAGTAGATTTGAAAGATTATGCAGAGCGAGATATAGGCGCTGCTCTTAACAAATATGCTACATCACGTTTTGATATATCATGTGGTCTACCAGATATGCCATATGGTCCAGATAAGATTAATGAGATAGTTAATGCTTTTAATGGACTAGAGCCCGGTGAAGATATTATTCACGGTAACGATATAGTTATCAAAGAATTGCAGGGCACACAAAGAGCATTCGAATATGGTAAATATACCGATGATATATTAGACAAAATCCACATGGCGCTTAAAGTGCCTAAGACGATGTGGACTGACCCAGAAAAGGCTCGACCTATTTTTGAGCCTTATGTTAGATATTTACAAACAATGATTGAAGGAGCCCTTAATGCTCAGTTATTACCACAACTAGAAAGTGGTGAAGCTAAGTTTAAGTTTAGGCAAATCAATGTAGAAGATGCGTTTACTAAAGCAAAGACTGATATGATTTATCTGTCTGAAGGAGTGTTGTCGCCGGGAGAAGTAAGGGAAGAGAGAGGTCTTGACCCTGAAGGCGCAGAAGAGTTAGAGAATCAAGTAGAGGAAATAACTACAGAAGGAAGAGCTGAAGTTAAACCTACTGAAAGTAGTAAGAACGCAAATGTATCTGGTGGAAAGAATACAGACAAGAAAGAAGAATCTGCCAGAGCACAAAACCGAGGCAACAAGCCGTCCGCAAACGCAACGGGAGATAGAAAATGACATACGAAAAATGTGTAACGACTGTTAGCAAGACGCTAGAAGAACGTGGCATTGATGACCACGAAAAGACAGCTCAAAATATGTGTAGTATTTGGGCTGACGAGAATGGCGTAGAGCGGGAATTCGGGAGAACCACATCCAAAGAACCAGTTCGTAGGTCATTTGCATTAACTGTTGAAGATAATGCGGATATTACACTTACAGAGAGCGATGGGGTATCGTCCGTGCAATTCCCCGTAATCGCCATTACGTCCGGTCCTCATGAATATGAGGCAGATGGGCAACAACAGAAAGTTTATATTGAGGACAGTATGCTGAAGGACAGTCTAGAGAAATTCAGTGAACTTCCTATTTATATAGACCATCAACGAACAGCTGAGGATTTAATCGGCATGGCTACTGAGCCTGAGCTAATCGAGATGGATAATGGAAAGACAGCAGTGAAAATGTTGGCTACTATCAATAGTAAACATGATAGGGGTCAAGAGGCAATGGATAAAGTGAAAGACGGGGACATGACACATGTAAGCATCGATTGGTTTTCCAACGATGTAGATGTGATGGGCGACACGTTCGCCACTAATATACGTCCCACGGAGGTAAGTTTTATCGATAATAAATCGATGGACCCCGTCTGTAAGGAATGCACAATAGAAGACGGAAAGGAATGTGAATTACACACTGACGATAAGAAAGACGAGGATTGCGACACTTGTTGTGATTCCTGCCATGACGGTCACAAGTGTGAAAACGAAGACGGGAAAACAGAGGTAGAAAATATGACTGAAGAAGTTAAAGAAACCAATGTGAAATCCGATGCAGAGAACATTGTCGAGCGCGAGTTCGCTTCACTACGTACAATGCTAGAAGAGGCAGAAGCTTCCAAAAAGGAAATCGAGAAACAGTACAAGGATGCTCTAAAACAATTAGAGAAATTCCAAGAAGCTGAAGAAAAGAGAGCCGCAGAAGAAGCAGAGCAAAGAAAACTAGCAGCAGTTGAAGCTATCATATCCAAAGAACTCTTATTTGGTACTACACCAGAAGAGAACAAGGATGCTCGTGTAGAGGAACTCTCCGCATGGGATGAGATGAAGCTGACTGGATTCAGCGAGGCTTTGGCCGCAGTGCCAGAACCTCAAGCAGACGTCGAGCGTTCATTCGGTAAAGGAAAAGCACCAGAAGGTGCTCCAGTTCCGGAAACCGACAGAAAGTTCGCCGTAAAGATGGTCAACGGTAGAATTACCCTTGACAAAGATGTCCTAAAAGGCATTAAGGAGAACTAAAAATGGCAACAGAGATTTTAGTTAATGATGGTGGTGCACCAGCAAGGATTATTCCTTTCACAGCTGGTAGCGCAATAACCGCAGGATACGCCCTTCAGATGGGTGGAGATGGAGAAGTAGACACAATAGCATCAGCAGATAATGTTATGCCTGTTGGAGTAGCTTTTACTGACGCAACATCTGGAAACGTAGCAAGCGTTATAACTGGAAAAGGTGTAGTCTTGAACATGTATGTTTCAGGAACTGTAGGATTAGGCGACGGTGTCGCAACTCTTGCAGATGGTAACCTTGGACAGGCAAGCGCCTCATCCGTCGCTGTAGGAACCTACATTGATGGTAGCGGAGCGCACTCAGGTGCAGCATCATTACAAAAGGTCCTGTGGGGTTAAATACTTAGGAGAAGATTAACATGGTTGATGCAACACCCGGTATACTAACAACCCTGAACACAGGGTCCGTCAACGGCGGACTCGGTGAGAGAGTACTTATTGATTACAAAGACGCAATAATGGACTACAAGGTCACAGACCTTCCAGTAATGCAGTTCTTTGCAGAATCAATGACTACCGACACAGGGGGTAATATTGATATTACTTTGAACAGACCTAGCATGAAGCTAGAACAAATTGACGAGGGAACCACCCCGCAATACCAACACACAAAGCTACGCTCCGAGCGTATCTCTGTGAAAGAATGGGGTATAGCAGTAGGTGTAACCCGCAGAATGATTGAAGACTCAAGGTTCAACGAAGTTGAAATGGCTTTGAATGAAGCTCGCAGAGCTGTAGACAGACACATGACAGACAATGTTGTGAAAGTCATCTTCGGTGCTCACGCAGCTAACTCTACATTCGGAACCATCGCAATCGATGAAACAACCGCAGAATCAGCAATCACCACTTTCTCAAGCAATCCATACTCTGGATTCTACGGAACTGGAATTGTAGCCGCAGACATTGACAGCGGAAGTTCACGTGTAAACTCTTATGGTAACGAAAGTTCCACAAGATTGATACGAAACTCCTACGTCCGTGCAGCTGGCGACACTGCTGGAAACCTCGCTCTTTCTGACATAACACAAGGAATTGACAGAGTAGGTGCACGTGGATACACAGCAACTCACTTGTTCATTTCCCCAGCTCACTACAAGTCCTTATTGGACCTCGGTGACTTCGTAACTGCTTTCACAGCAGGACAAGGAGAAGCCGGTGCAGCTCAAAACCCAACGACCGCTGCTATGATGCCCGGTTCACCAGTCTCTGAGACTGCAAGAACAGGAGTCGTAGGAAGCATCTACGGTTTAACAGTTGTTGTAAACGCATGGGTCCCATCAACTCGATTCGCAGTATTCGATTTGGGAACTAAACCTATGGTTTATGTAGAAAGAAGACCATTGACAGTTGAAGAAGCAAATCCCGGATTTGGAATTGTTGGTTCATACATGTCTATGAGATACGGTTTGAAGGTTATACGTCCAGAAGTTGGATGTATTTTCATCAACGGTGCTTCAGGTTAGATACTTAGTTTAAATTATTGTTTAATTAAATTAAGATAGGCTCGGAGGGAGCCTTAATCCCTCCACTTATATATTTTCACATGTTCCT